AAGCTGTGCTAATTATCTCCAACACCACACCCCAACCGATCAATCTGCGCCAGTTCGGGAAGAGGCGAGTGCTGTTGAAATTAATTGGAACGAAACAATAAAGAACGTTGATTCCGATATTGAAAAAGCAGAAACGGAAAAGAAGCACATGAACCAGCATAATAAAAAATACTACGAGGGATGGATTCATGGATTAAAGCATTTTAGAAAGTGGCTTACTCAATACGCAACGAGTGTAAAAGATGCACAAGTTCAAGACGGGGAGGAATAACCCAATAAACGCCAATAAATCTAATTACTGGCAATAATTTGGCACGTTTTGTATCGCAATAGTCAGGTTTAAGCTGACCTAACTGATACAAACCCCATTAATTAGGGTTTATTCTATAACGAAATAAGTACCAAAACACGGAATAACGAAATAAAACTAAGAAGATGAGAACAATAAAATGTAGAGCGTGGGATGATTTCAAAAAAGAAATGATTCATGAATTTAGCGCATACGATTGTCACGCAGATCAAGGCGAATTAAGAATAAGCGATCAAGATAATTTTGGAGATTATTATGAACTTAAACTAATGCAATTCACTGGACTAACCGATAAAAACGGAGTTGAGATATATGAGGGTGATATTTGTAGAACACATTATTGGGAGCCACGAGAAGATGGATCAACAATATTATCTGACAAGTATAAAAAGTATAAAAATGTGATAATTGAATATAAACCAAAGTATCTATTTTGCGGATACACCATACACGATTGGTATGAAATAATCGGTAACATCCACGAGCATAAACACTTATTAGATGACTTTGTAATTACAGATTAAAAACAATCTAATATAAGTACTCACAGTACGGAATAACAATTAATAATTAAGGATATGAGAAATACAATAAATATCACATTAGCAATAGAAGCACAACTTACCAGCAACCATTAAAGATGATTGGTTCGCAAGGGTAGTACACATGTCAGAAGAAACTCTTCCTCCGGCATTTGATAAGAACGGAAAGTTCATTGATTATTGCATAGGAGACAGGGTTCCAATGTTCAAAGTAGAAGAAGACACGCTCATTGCCTACTATGAGATAACAGCTCTAAGGAAACAGAGAGGTGGAGATTGGCTATACGATTCGGATGCTTACCACTATGATTTGAAATTCGATTCACTCGGTATAATAATCACTTAAATAATTCACATGAAACTATTCGACTGTAAAGAAGTAATCTTCAATAACAGAACTCAAGGCATACTGGAGAGTGCCGAAGACGTAGAAAGCATCCAGCATCATAAACCAATGGGAGAGGGAGACAGGCATTACTGTAAGGTAACTCTCGAAGACGGAACTATCAGCTACATCTATGACATCGACGAGGTAGTTGGAAAGATGGTCGATGAGAAAGCTTTGGCTGAAGACTTGAAGTAGTTTGGTTAGCTACGTTGATGGAGAGGTTGGTTCAAACGAGAATCAGCCTCTTCTTTTTGTTGATGAACAAGAAATTTCGTAAGTTTGCTCAACATACTAAATAGTACGCTTATGACATCACATAAAAAAGAGAAGACTACAAACAAGACTACTGTAGAGAGAATCAAAAAGCATCAAGCAGAATTTCTACAGGCGTTGGACTTGGCATCTTTGAATGTATCTGTAGCTTGCAAGAAGATAAGCATTAGCAGAAACACGTTTTATCTTTGGGTGAAAGACTACCCAGAATTTAAACAAGCGGTAGAAGACCAGAAGGAAGCTGACAAGGACTTTGTGGAGACACAGATTAGGAGACAGATACTGGAGGGCAACACGACCATGCTCATCTTCTATGCTAAGACCCAGATGAAAGACAGAGGGTACATTGAAAGGCATGAGGTAGGAGTATCTGGAGACCAATCATTCATAGAAATGATGAAAGCCGCATCAGAACGCTTTGACAAGAACGACACTAATCCACCACAGAAGAATGAATAAAGACATCCTTGCTCGCAACTACATGTTCTACAGAAATGATTGGAACGCATTCGCCTCCGACATCTTCAAGTCCAAGTTAGATAGAGACCAGCAAGAAATCTTATCAGCTATTCAAACAGACAGGAGGGTATCGGTTCGCTCAGGCACATCGAGAGGAAAGGATTATGTTGCCGCAGTAGCCTCACTTTGTTTTCTGTATCTGACTCCATGGTTTGACAAGAAGACTGGAGACCTTGTCCACAACACGAAAGTAGCCTTGGTTGCACCAACTGGCAGACAGATTAAGAACATCATGATTCCAGAAGTGAGTCGATTGTTCAATAAGGCCAGAGGGATATTGCCCGGCTATCCTTTCTCAGATGGCATCCGCATGACAGATTACAAGGAATGGTTCCTTACTGGATTCAAGGCTGGAGACGACAACGTAGAAGCTTGGTCTGGATTCCATGCCGCCAATGTCATGGTAGTTATCACAGAAGCCTCTGGACTGAACCAGATAACCTTTGATTCCATTGAAGGTATCTTACAAGGCAATTCTCGTCTTGTTCTGATGTTCAACCCTAACAATACAACTGGGGAGGCTTATACGTCACAATCGTCTCCTTTGTACTCCAAATTCACTTTAAACGACCTCAACGCTCCCAACGTAACGAATCAACGCCTACTCAACATGGGTAAGATAACTGGAGCAGAGTTTGATGAACGATTCATTCCGGGTCAAGTAGACTACGAATGGATTGATGAAAAGATAAGGAAACCCGGCTGGGTAGTTGAAGTTCCGTATAGTCAAGTGATGAAAGATTCACACGACTTTGAATGGGAAGGAAGATGGTACAGACCGGGAGATCTATTTAGAGTGAAAGTCCTTGGACAATTCCCAGAAGAATCAGAAGATACGCTCATTCCATTATCATGGCTTGAGTCGGCAAACAAAAGATGGGATGATTATGTCGAGAAGAATGGAATGACCACTCAAGAAACCCTACGGCTCGGTGTAGATGTGGCTGGTATGGGTAGAGACAATACAATATTCTGTTACAGATACGGCAATTTCGTATCAAAGATAGAGACACTGCCTCCGTCGATTAAAAAGGCTACAGTTCACATGGCTATAGCCGGACAGGTTGTTACTCATTTGGAGAATCAAATGACTAAGGCTTTCATTGACACCATTGGAGAGGGTGCTGGAGTCTATTCAAGGATAATTGAACTTGGAAAGAACAACGCATACTCTGCAAAGTCAAGTTTTGGAACAAAAGGCTTGACTGATGAGACAGGAGTTCGTAAATTCGCAAACATGAGGGCGTACATGTTCTGGAAGCTGAGAGACTATCTGAACCCAGCTTTTGATTATCAGTTAGCATTACCAAGAAACGATATGCTGACACAGGAACTAACCGAACACACTTACGAGGTAGGTAGCAACGGTAAGATTCAAATTGAAAAGAAGGATGACATCAAGGAACGACTCGGACGTTCACCAGACCTTGCAGACTCATTAGCACTGACATTCTTTCCAGAGGAATGGGAGTATAAATCTGGAGCCAATACGGACGGTTCTAACAAGGAAGAATACGGTTTATTTTAATCAAACACACAAGAACATGACTATTGAAGAATTTCAAGCATTAGAATTACAAGAACTTGTACAAGATTTCGAGACGTATGTTGACAAACTGTACAGTAAAGACACTCACTATGAAGAGAACATTGATACTTGGATGGATGAGTATGGTATGGAGCACGACATCTTTGAAAGACCAGACAAGCAAATTGGTTCTGGCTCTACAAGTAAGATTGTTGAACAAGCCAAGCTCGGCATACCTTTTCAAAAGAAGATTGTCAACTCGGCAGTATCGTTCCTGTTTGGAGACCCAGTGAACATTGTAAAGAACAACAAGGAGGAAAGTTTCGATAAGCTTTACTCTAACTTCATTGAATCCTATGATGGAGCCAAGCTTGACTATCATAACAAGAAGCTGGCCAGACGACTATTCGTTGAAAGCAGGGTTGCAGAACTCCTATACATTCGACCTTACGAAACTGGCGACGAACCCACTGAGGAGAACCCAGAACCAAAGAAGACTCTCACAAAGAAGCTCAAGGTATTATTGTTATGCCGTAAGAATGGAGATGAGATATATCCTGTATTTGATGGTTATGGAGATATGACTGCATTCATTCGTAAGTATGATTATGAAGACCTGTCTGGAGATGCAGTAAAGACTGTCCAGAAGATTGAGCTATACACCGCCAAGTTCTACTATTTCGCCAAGAAAAGTGATGATTGGTCAGTAGAAAAGTTTCCAAATGTATTCGGCAAGATTCCGGTTATCTATTATGAACAAGATGATTCTGAATGGGCAGATGTCCAGTCATTGATAAACAGGGTTGAGCTACTGATAAGCAAGAATGCTGACACCAATGATTACTTTGGTAGTCCAGCAGTAGTTTCAAAAGGAAAGTTGAAGACTGCTCCGGAGAAAGGGGAAGTTGGTAAATTCTTTGAAATTGAGCCAGTAGTATCTGAAGGCAATACTACATACGGAGACATCGAATATCTTACTTGGGATGTTGCACCGGAAGCAATGAAGCTTGAGTATGAAATGCTAAAAGACCTCATATTCTCTCAGACTGACACGCCAGACTTGTCGTTCAACAATGTAAAGGGCATTGGAGACTTATCTGGAATAGCTATGAAGTTTATGTTTTGGGGTTCGCTCTTAAAAGCCAAGGACAAGCAAGAAGTCTTTGGAGAAAACCTTGAGAGACGGAATAATCTCATAAAAGCCATGTTGTCCAAGTCTAATCTCACAGGGAACAAAGGAATGGAAGACCTTGACTTGTCTATTGAGTTTCAAGAATCATTGCCACAGAATACAATGGAGATGGTTGAATTGCTTGTATCTGCTACAGGAGGTAAGGCAATCATGTCTCAAGAAACTGCAATACAACAGAATCCACTTGTTGATAGTCCACAGGATGAGGTTGACGCTGTTAAGGAGGAGGAGAAATTACTTAATGCAATACCAGAAAGTTATGGAGTACCCACAAGTTGATAGAGTGCTTAACACATTCATAAAAGCAATAATCAAAGGGAGTCTACTGAAAGCTTACAAGTATTGTCAGATTACCTGGAAGAACAACAATTCAAAGACTAAGCTTAATGTACTACTCCAGCATAATATTGACAGCTACGAGATAATCTCACATGAGGTTATCGAAGTAGTTGCAATAAGGGTAAAGGTCAGAGTTGTGATTGGAGGAGTTAATCACATTACCTATGCAATGGTTATTCGAGAGAAAGCACCTTACAAGCCAGATGAGAAAGGCAAGTGGGGTGTAAATCCAATTTCGTTTGGTGGCTTAAAGAAAGAATAATGGATAGTGAAAGCTTAGATAAGAAGTTCGAGAAAAAGAACTTGCTCAATGTGAAAAGCATGGGAGCCAGTGTAGATGCTATCTACTCCAAGAAAGGTAAGTTGATTGCCTATGAGCTTTCCAGATACAACCTCAAGAATCCGTCCTCGTTCTCATGGGCGAAGAATCAATCTTTCAAAAAGAAGATGAACGGCATCATTGGTGGGATGAATCATGACTTGACATCGACCATTGAATATCACATGAAGAAGGGATGGGATTTGGCTAATCAAAAGAACAATATCCTTGCCAGTCAGTATCTCAGAAACTTCCATATTGCAAACGAGGAGTTCCCAAGCTATTTCAACGCCAACATTGGAGCCATGGACAAGTTTGTATCTCGTTCTATCAACGGATTGAACATAAGTGGTAATATCTGGAAGCTTGGAGACGACTCTATGGAGATTATGGAAGCCTACCTTGGTACAGGTATCGCATCCGGAAGAAGTGCTCAGAAAATATCCAGAGATGTACGCTCTTTGCTAAAAGACCCCGACAAGTGGGTCACGAAACCCGGCACTGGGAAGTATAGGAGTCCATATCGTAATGCTATGAGAGTAGCAAGGACAGAAACCAACATGGCTTACCGTAGTGCCGATATGGAACGCTATCAGCAAATGAACTTCGTAGTAGGGTATGAAGTCCACTTATCTGGTCAGCATCCTGTTGAAGACATCTGTGACCACATGGCTGGCCTGTACCCGAAGACCTTTCAATTTGTTGGCTGGCATCCAAACTGTTTCTGCTATGTAACATCAAAGTTGCTTGGAGAGGATAAGTTCAAGAACTTCCTAAAGACTGGGCAGATTGAGGAGAAAATGTATATAAAGAAACTCTCCAAGGACAAAATGAATTACGTTAAGTCCGTAGCACCAACACTGAACGGATATAAGAATCCTCCGTACTGGCTTACGCAAAACAAAAACATTCTTAACAACTCTATCACTAAGCCGAAGAAGTACGTAAAACCGCTTATTCCGAAGGATAACTGGGATAGTCCGGCAAGCGTATCAAAGAAGACTGGATTGACTACTCCGATACCGAAAGCACAACCGTATAAGAAACCGAAACCATTAAAAGGAGCAACGGCAGAAGAACGAGCAAACGAGATGTGGGATAAGAGGGAGAAGTATGGAAAGGTTGAGGGGTTTGATGCAAATACAGAGCTGGAGTATTACAGAACTGGACATGATTGGAGTAAGCCAATATCTAATTATGTTCATGAAGACGAGTTAAATGCTATAAAAAAATATACTACTGGACACTATCAAGCTATTAATAAGTATCTCGATAGTGGAAAGACAATATTTGAGAATACTGCTGAATCACTATGGACAGAGATTTCAGATATAAGTCATGGGTTGTCTAAGTCAAAAGTTAAGTATAAAGGAATAAGCTATAGGTGTTCTGGAACAAGGAGTGCAGAAAGGTGGGCAAAGTTTGATAACCTAAATGTTGGAGATGTTTATAGTGAGTCTATATTTCTATCTTCATCACTGTCTAAGAGTCGGGCGTACTCTTTCCGAAAGGGAGAACAACAGATATTCGTTAAGATGAGGGGGAAGAAAGGAAATTATATTGCTGGAGTATCTGTTAGACAGGGAGAGATGGAGGTCTTATTTGATAAGGATTCAAAATGGATTGTTGATAGCTTTAATAAAGTAGAGTTAGAGGAAAATGGTACTAAGATTCAAAGAATTTATTTAGAAGTAACAGAATTATAATGGCAAAAAAAGACCGTAGAGATTATATGAGTGCATCGAACATTAGAGTTGCACTATGTAATACTTGTAAGCACTATAACGGTGATGCAACCTGTAAAGCATTCCCCTCCGGAATACCGTATAAGATACTTGAGGGAGCTGACCACTTCATTCCGATAAAGGAACAGGCAAACGATATTGTCTATAAACGAAAGTGAAGAAGTTTCCCCCGATAAGTATTGACAGAATGATGTAGATAATATATCTTTGGTATCAAATAAGGTACTAAATAGTATATTATGGCAAAGACTACAACAGGCGACAAGCCACAGACCAGTACGCAAAAGGAATCAAAATATCCAATAGAAGCAAAGGAAATGCCCAAGTTGGTATTGAGCGATAAGATTCCTACAAGCTTATCAGTAGATGTAGACAGAACTACGCTCACTGTTAAGTTTCCTCACAAAGTAGATAACGAGAAGAACTACCTCGACAAATACACCGAAGAACTAAGGGTTGCATTTGCGAAAGCATCAATGCAGAACTGGAAAGCGGTGTTTTTTATTGGAGAGAAGCGTTACTTCTCAACTTTATAAACCTTTAATATTTTGAAAAATGACACTAATTGAACTCATTAGGGCAGAACTTGTCAAGCAAGGATTGCCAGAGGCGTTAGCAGAAAAAATCACAGCCGAAAGCGAAGCAGATGTGGTTGGTGCGGTGACTACGTTCAAAGCAACGTACAAGCCAGACGTACCTAAATCGCTTGCCGAATTCCTCAAGGAAAACGGATTGGAAGACGAGTTTAACAACTCAGTATCAAAGATGGTACAAAGTGAATCAGACAAGAGAGTTACTCAAGCACTCGAAACATTTGAAAAGAAAATGGCAGAGAAAGGCACTCCACCGAAATCAGACGACCCTGTTGTAACAGAGTTACTGAAGAAGATGACTGAATTACAAGAATCCGTCTCCGGACAGAAAGAAGTAGCTGAACAACAAAGGCTGGGAGGACTGGCAAAGGATGCACTGTCAAAAGCAGGTCTTCCGGTAACATGGTTGGGCAGAGTACAAGTGAAAGCTGAAGACGAGATAGGCACGGCAGTAGCCGAACTTACAAAAGAGTATGACGGAATTAAGCAAGGAGTAATCGACCAAGCGTTAAAGGATAGCCAGATACCCGGCACTCCATTTGCGTCCAAGGTAGGTACTGTTGGCACAAAGGAAATCGACGAATTTGTCAAGGCTACAGCAACTGAAGCAGAGACGATGAAAGTAGAGAAAATTGATTAATTAGTAATAATTTAATACCTAAGAAAATGGGATTACAAATAAATTCTTCTGCCGGAACGCAAGGCATGGCGGTTTTTCAGTCCAAGAATCTTGAGGATGTACCCGGAGGCTTAACGCTTGACGAGGACGACAACAACTTCGACGCAGGAGTTATTGTTCAGAAAGGGGAACTCTGTATCTACAGTGAGGCGACTCGCTTAGTAGTTATAGACAAACTGGCAACTGTTTATGAAGAAGCAGGAGCATCCGCTACCGCCTACAAGGTCAATAAAGGACATTGCTTGTCTGTTGGTGATGTCGTTTCTACTGGAGCAGTAGGAGATGATGCCGCAACGATTACCGCCATCGACACAACTACTTCTGACGATTACGACACACTGACGCTTTCCGCTACCATTACCGCAGTTACTGCTGGTGATGTATTGTGGCTTTCTTCAGCAGTCGGAGCGACAGCCGGAGCATTCCTTGGAACGCCAAATGGCATTCTTAAAAACGACGCAGACCCCACTGGTGGTAATGTAGCCGTTTCTGTAGTAACTAAAGGTACAGTCTACGAACGCAGACTTCCCGGTATTTATGGGGGACACTCTGTTCCAGCAGCCAAGAAGACAGCAATGTCTGACCGTATCCTTTTCAGTCAATCATTTTAAACCGTTAAATCTTAAATCATGGAACGACAAAGTTTATTGAAAGAGATAAATAGCGGTGCAAACTTGCAGTATCTGGTTGACAGAACAGCAGACCGCTATCGCCCAGTGTTATGGCCAAATTTCTTCTCATGGAAGAATAGTACGTCTATCACTTATGAAACCATTATTGGTGACGCATCTAATGCCGCCGCCGCTTCTGTAGTGTCTTATGACTCTGCGGCTCCTATTAGGACTCGTAAATCTATAAGAAAGCTTACAGGAGAGATACCCTCTATTCGTGAGAAATTCCAAATGACTGAAAAAGATATGCAAGACTATCTTCGAATGTCAACTGGATTGAACGCTGATGCCAAGTCTATTCTCGACCTCATTTATGCTGATGTCAAGAATACAGGTGAAGCACCTCACAAACGCCTTGATATATTCGCTCTCGAAGCATTGTCCACTGGACAGATTGTTCTGAGTACAACTACCAACCCCGATGGTATGGTAACTGAATCAGCAATCGACTTCGGTATGCCAGCCGCCAACAAGAAGAAAGTTGTTGCAGTATGGGATGCAGTTGATAAAGCCACTGTTAAACCTATTACCGACATCATGGCGGTAGTGGAAGCTGGTGCAACTGCTGGAGGAGTCTTTGACAGGATGTTCATGCGTAGGTCTGTATTCAACAACATGAAATTGGCTGACGAAGTTTCAAGTTATGTGACTGGTTACAAAATTGGTACAGGAACCAATAAAGTAAACCTCACTCTTGCACTTGTCAATGAGTTTCTCCTTGGTGAAGGACTACCTCGTATTGTTCTTGTTGAGGCATCTATCGACATTGAGAAGGACGGAGTAACTTCTGCTATCAACCCTTGGGATGATGAGAATGTTACTTTTGTGCCAGCAGGCTCAATGGGAGACATGCTGAATGCTCCAATCATAGAGAGAATATTCCCGGCTAAACACGTTACGTATGCAGAATACAATCGTGTATTGCTCAAGAAATGGTCAGAGACTGACCCTGTTAAGGAGTACACTGCCTGTGAATTGAACGCTTTTCCAAGTTGGAAGAACGTCGACAAATGTTACATCATGGACACTGGTACTGCCGCATAGGTAGTACTGGTTGTCTTGAAATTCGATAATCATGGCACTAACAAATAAACAAGCAGTAGTATCTGCATTTGCTTTTGAAGTTCCCGACAACCTCGTAGAAAAGGTTATGCTTGACCGTTCAGTTACTGAAGGAGACAACTATGACTCAACGCTACAAGAAGACGTTGACCTTTGTATTGCAGACGTATGTCTATCGCTTGTTAATTTAGCATCTGAATCTGAGGGAGGACTTTCTATTGTCTTTGACAACAAGAAACTCATGAACCTACGAACTCAACTGTTGAGGAAGTGGGATGCTTCAGACGAAGATGGAGGAGTTAGTGGTATCAATTCAGTAAAGCCTTGGTAAGATGTTAGTAAAACACCCACATACAGCAACTATAAGCTGGTATTCAGAACCAACGAAAGATT